GAAGAAATAAACCAAAACACGAAAGCAGATTTTGAATGGTTAAAAGACATTAATTTAATCGAATACTCACCCGTAATAAACAAAGCAATATGACACAACTACAAATATTAGGAATTATCTATTATGTGTTTGCTTATGCAGCTTCACTTGCTATGTATTGTTCAGGAACCTTATATGTTGCTTTAGGAGGTTGTGCTATATTCTTCTTCTTAACTTACCAACTTATTCAACAATTTAGCTATCAAGAGGAGGAAGACGAGTTTTGAGACTGCAACTATTCATATTATTGGCTTCAGTTAGGACAAGTTTTCCAAAAATACTTGCTTTACTTTGGACATTCTTTATGCCTATAAGCGGTTTAATAATGTTAGTTGGTTTTTGTATTTGTTTAGATACGATTACTGGACTTTGGAAAGCTCGTAAATTAAAAGAGAAAATATCAAGCAGAAAACTAAGCGGTATAATTTCAAAGATGATGCTTTATCAAATCACCGTTATTCTATTTTTTCTTATAGACAAGTTTATTCTCAATGATATAATGCTAACATTCTTCTCAGTGCCTTTAATGTTGACTAAAATAGTATCATTGATTTTGATAAGCATTGAAGTAATGAGTATAAACGAAAATGTAATTGCAGTCAAAGGATTAAATCTTTGGGAAGCAATGAGAAGTTTATTTGCAAGAGCAAAAATAATTAAAACCGATATAGATGGACTCAAAGATTAATGCATTTGTACACTTTATTCGTAAATGGGAAGGTGGACTGAGTAGACATACTTCGGATAGTGCGAGCTCGTACCCTTGTCCTACACCATTTGAAGGTAAAAGCGGTTACCATACCAACGCAGGAATAACTTACGCAGCGTGGGTTCACTCGTTTGGTAAAGATAATGATAGCAGATTTCTAACAATGAATAGCGAAGATTGGTTTAAAGTATTCAAGGGTTCATATTGGGATGGCGTTAAAGCTGATAAAATCAATGATGTAACTCTAGCAATATTCTTAACTGAGATAGCTTGGGGAAGTGGTACAAGTCAAGCAATTAAGACAGTGCAAAAGTGCGTTAACCAGTGCGGGGTAAAAATAGCAATAGACGGAGCAATAGGAATGCATACAATCACAGCAATAAACTCACTTAATGCAAGGGAATTACTAGCTGTTATGTTTGTAGAGCGTGAGCGTTTCTTCAGAGCAATAGCAAAAGGAAAGAATTCAGTATTTCTTAAAGGTTGGTTGAATAGATTAAATGATTTTAAAGCGTGTTTTTATGACATCTAAGAGACTTTTATTACTCTTAAGTACAATCACATTACTTTTGGCTTGTAGTCACGCTAAGCGTGCTATATGGCATTATAAAAAAGCAGTCAAAAATGGACTTGAATTAATCCAAAGTTCAGACACTATCCGAATTTCAACTATAGATTCTATTCCTGTTATTGTAGACAACAAAATTTATTGGGAAAAGATAGTAACGCATAAAGATACTATCATAAAATATGCAAATATTTACATTCCAAAGACTAGATGGCAAACTAAAATTGAATACAGGTACAAAACAAAAGTACTAAAACAAGATGTGCTAAAATACAAGTATATATACAAGGATAAAAAGCAAGGTAAAGCAAAAACTAATTGGAAGTTGTTCTTTTACGGTTTAATAATAGGCTTTGTTTTAAACTTTGTTTTACGAATACTTGATAAAATATACAACCCATTCAAAAAATAGTTTACATTTACCAAAAAAATTTAAGCTATGGGAAATTTTAGACCGCGTATTTCACGCGAAGAATTCGATGTTGTTACGCAATATCGTGCAATCAAGAATGCTACTGATGCAGCAGACATTAACGATGAAGATGTAAAGCACGGTTGGCTTAAAACTAAAAGTGCAAGTTTATTCTTTAAGAATCCTAATTTTAAAAACGAACAGGAAGCTAAATTACATTCTATAAAGGAATCTATTTTAGACGAGCTTCGTGATTACGCACCGAAATATCCAACCATAACACGAACATCAAGTAAAGAAGGTCACTTATTAGTTATTGACCCTGCAGATATTCACATTGGTAAACTTTGCGAATCATTCGAAGTAGGTGAAGACTATAACACTCAGATAGCTGTTAAAAGAGTCAGAGAAGGCGTACAAGGACTTTTAGACAAGTCTTCAGGCGTTTGTATAGATAAAATTTTATTCATCGGTGGTAACGATATTCTACACATTGATAATCCTAAACGAACAACTACCAGTGGAACGCCTCAAGACACCGACGGAATGTGGTATTCTAATTTTCTAACTGCAAAAAAACTTTATGTTGAAATTCTTGAAACTTTATTATCAGTTGCTGATGTACACTTTACATTCAATCCTTCGAACCACGATTATACAAGTGGCTTTTTTCTTGCTGATGTTATTCAAACTTGGTTTAAAGATTGTCCTAACATTACTTTTGACTGCTCAATTGCTCACAGGAAAGGGTACTTATACGGAAAGAACTTAATAGGCACAACACACGGAGACGGTGCTAAATTAGCAGACTTACCTTTGCTAATGGCGCACGAATTCCCAAAGGAATGGAGCGAGTCGAAGCATCGTTATGTTTATACTCATCACATTCACCATAAAACCAGTAAAGACTATATAGGAGTAACAGTTGAATCTTTACGATCACCTTCAGGTAGTGATTCTTGGCATCACCGAAATGGCTACCTTTCAATCAAGGCTGTGGAAGCATTTATACATCACAAAGAACACGGACAAATAATGCGAATTTCACATATATTCTAACTCTCATAGCGTGAGTAATAGGAGACCTCGTTAGGCATTAGCTTAGCGGGGTTTTTTTGTCTAGTTTTTTACGCAATAAACATGACATTTTTGTCACAAATCTTAAACAAACAAAAGACAATAAATTAGCTTTGGTGTAAATTGTTAGAATTTTCCATCATAAACGGAATATAACCGACTTAATGTTTAGAATAATGCACAATCAATTAGCAAAAACTAATCAATAATGCGACATAGAAGTAGCAAAAAGCCTACAATTTGTAAACTATATAACGCATTATATGTAAAATCTCTACAATTTGAATAGTTTATTATACTTTATAGGGAATAGACTCACCAATTATTATATAATTTAAGGGAGTAGCATTAAAAACTTGGTAAAATTCATGCAAACTTAAGGGTATAACCCTAATTCCTGTACAAAATTAAGTACATTTCACCCTAATTATATAAATTCCTACTTTTTGAAACCTATGCTGGACGTAGAACAAATGTTAAAATATGTTAAAATATGTTAATTTATTACTTAAAGTTATCTACATATGTTGAAAAGAACTACCTTTGAATATCTCAAAACGGGAAAACAATTTAACTTTTTAATTTAAACGCTATGAAAAACGAAGACAAAAAAATCTACTTAGTAACAGGTTCTCACGATGGTCAATTAGGAGTTTATTCAAATGTAAAATACGCTTACCAAAAATGTGAGGAATATTTAAGCAGCAACGAAGTAAAGACATCTTATACTAAAGCATTAGAAGGATGCAAAAGTGGATATGCATTTATTGATACTGAAGAATATGGTATGAGCTGTTCAATTTTTGTAATGTATTTAAACAATTAAAAACAAACGCTATGAAAAAACTAATCGACTACTTTACACCAACCAACGAAGATGATGCCTACTTAGGCAAGGGAATGCTTATTATGATAGGCGGTTTATTAATAATACTTTATTTAGCAAACATATGAAAAACTTAAGAGAAAAACACGAAGTTTGCATAAAAATAATTGACTTAATTATTGAAGGGCAAAGAACTTTAGATGAGATGATTTGGAGTAACGGCAGAAACAATGAGCAAGGTTTAATTCCTTATTATTCAGAGGATGACATACAAGCACAAATTAGAGCTATTAACAAGCTTAAGGCGAGATACACATTATTAACAGCTAAACTTTAAAAGATGAACTATAAAGAATATGATTTTACAACTGATCGCAAGTGCGAAGTTGAATACTACAGCGAAGATGGTGCAATCCAATTTATAGTAAACTTTAACTGGAGCTTTGGAGCTTGGAGTTATGAGGGTGACTTAGAAGTAGAAGTTGAACTGCAGGATAGCCTACAGGTAATCAATGGAGTAAAGCATTACTACTACCCAAGTGTAAGTCAAGTAAACGAAATGGTAGAATTTATACAGGAACATATTTTAGAAGACCCTAATGATTTTGGTTTTGAGGGTTTTGTAGAAGATGAGCGTGATTTTCAAACCGATAATTCAGAATATTAAGATGGAAAATATATTTATACCAACAAGCTTCAGTATCAAACGCAAAATGATGTGGTGGATAAACCAATCCTCACACGAAGATAAAGGCGGAAGCTTTGACTTAGAATTATACCTTGCTTATTTAGAAGCACAAGACGATTATTTAAATCCTAAACAACAAGACAATGACTGATAAAACACAAGAACGCAGAGACTTCAACAACGATGCAATAACGCAACAGTGGTTATTTGCTGATATGAACGGCAACCTAACGCTTAAACAATACCTAAACTTTAGAGAGTGGTATATTAACAGGTGCAAAGAATTATTTGCATACAACAAAAACACGATTATGAGGCACTTTGATAGTTTCTTTTTGGTTTATGGTTTTGACATTTTACAACAGCAAACTGATGGCGATGAAATCATATAGACTAACATACGAAATAGGAGGTAATGCAGTTGAA